AAGGAACCATGAAGGATGAAATAACTTATTGCCCGACAATCAATAAAACATCCGATAGGCGCAAAATTAATCAGCAATTAGGCCGCACTGGTACTAAATTATTATCCGATCGGTGGAGCTGCGATATATGCCCACAACGCGCAAAATGCGTAAAATTATGCCCTCCAATGGATTGGATAGTACAGCAGATAGAGATTGATCCTGGGGCAGAACAGACGGTAAAAAACCCCGATTATGAGCGTAATAATCAAATACAATGGCCGTCACCCCCTACAACCACCGAAAGAATATTTACAATGTTTTTTTTCGATCATTTAACACAGCAAGACATAGCGAAAAAGCTTTACATATCACAACAGTACGTTTCAAAAGCAATCAACCAACAAAAACAAATCCTAATCAAAAACCTCCGAAAATAGGTTGTATCCGGTTGTAGTATGTAATTATTAAAACAATTGCTAGCACAAAGGGCGGACGTTAGTCCGATAGATGCATCCCCGGCAAAGCCGGATAAAACACGATCAGAACACCCCGGCGAGGACAAAGCCCCGAACCGGCAACAACCACAAAAGGCGCAAAATGCCACAGACAAACACACCGGCCACCGAGAGAACGCACGATATAGGGCAACCTGAGAAGCCGGAAATGGGGAAAACAGAGCAAAAACAGCCAAAATACTACCAAACGACACAAGCGGCGCTCAAAATGATGGACAACGGAGTGGACGCAAGGACAGCCCTACAACTAGTTAATAACACGCCAAAACCCGCAAGGCAAACAATTAGCAGCTTAAAAGCAAAATATAGGCAATACTCCCTAACCAACCCTAAGCTGGTTAAACTCGCGCACAACGCCGTTAAGGATTGCCTCACTGACCAGCCGATCATCAGCAAGCGCACCGACAAGCAAGGGAATGAAATTATAGAGGAAAACGCTCCGACGTGGGCGAATAAGATCGCAGCAGCAAGTATGGTCTACGACCGAGTCGAGCCGACAAGACAGCCGGAAGCACCCGGAGGAGGCCTGACGGTCAACATTATCCCCATCGCAGCCCAGGAGATCATCGACCGGATGACGGCGTGGAAAACCAGGCAAGTGGAGGGAAACGTGATCGACGTGCAAAGTGGAGGGCAGATCGAGGCCGGAAACGGCTGAAACGAGCAAAATAATCCTGCTCCACTTGATTTACAAAATGAACCACCGCGAAATCATTGAGGAAAAAAACACAGCGTCCTATAATGTTACAATATGTCAACTTGGTAAATCAGGCACAAGTGGAGGATGGACACTGAAAACCTTATGTCAAATGTGTCCGATGTGTGGGAAGAGGGGAGCGAGGCCGGAACCCCAGGAAAAGTCGTCCCCCCTGCCAGAGAAAAAACGGGGGAATGAAATCCCACTAGATCAAACCTCCCACCAGCTTGTCGCATAATTTTTTAGAAAGTGAGTTTATGGACAGAGCCACGGCGCATGAGACCTACCTGAAAGCTGTTAATGCTTGCCCTGATGCGGAGAGTAAGCGTCTGGTGATGCGTAAGCTCTGCCAGGAAGATTTGTTCTACCTGTTGGTTTACGGGTGTGGCCGTCTGGATGCTGACCGGGATTGGATTTACGACAGGTGTAGGGAAGTTGAGCTACATCCTGATGGTCATGTGGATTTGTGGGCAAGATTCCACTATAAATCGACAATCCAGACCTTTGCTAAGACTATTCAGGACATCTTAAATCACCCCGATTGGACGTTTGGGATATTCAGCCATACACGCCCCATTGCCAAAGGGTTTTTGCGGCAGATCAAACGGGAATTTGAGTGCAATGATTTCTTAAAGTGGTTATTTCCCGACATTTTGTATGCCCGTCCCGATCAGGAGAGTTTAAAGTGGTCGGAGGATGACGGGGTCATTGTGAAGAGGAAGTCTAATCCAAAGGAATCTACGATTGAATCCTGGGGCCTTGTGGATGGACAGCCGACTTCACGGCATTTTGATGTAATGATTTACGATGACGTTGTTACGTTGGAGTCTGTTTCCACACCTGAAATGATTAACAAGACCACGAAGGCGTGGGAGATTTCTCTTAACCTTTTATCTGAGAAGGGCGTTTCAAGGTATGTGGGAACTCGCTATCATTTTTCAGATACCTATAAAACAATTATTGAGCGCGAGGCTGCGATTCCACGGATACACACCGCTACTGACGATGGGACGTTTTCCGGTAATCCTGTGTTGATTACCAAACAGAAGTTGACTGACCTGATTAAGCGGATGGGTTCTTTTACCGCTTCTTGTCAGTTGTTCTTAGACCCGTTGATGGATGACGTTCAGAGGTTTGACCCCAAGTGGGTTCGATACTGGACGGAGGCTGATGCTTCGAGGATGAACATTTACCTACTGGTTGACCCTGCCAACGACAAGAAAAAGAAGTCCGACTACACGGCGATGTTTGTCGTGGGTGTGGATGAAAAGGACGACTACTACATACTGGATATGGTGCGTGACCGTCTTAATCTTACTGAACGTGCGGATAAGTTGTTTGAGCTTCATAAACAGTGGAAGCCTATTCGGGTTGGTTATGAGAAATACGGTATGCAGGCCGATATAGAGCATTTCAAAGACAAGATGGAGCAGGACAGCTACTATTTCGGCATTGAGGCTTTGGGAGGGAATACAGCGAAGTTCGACCGGATCAGAAGACTGGTTCCCCTGTTTGAGTCTGGACGGATATTCTTACCAAAGGTTTTTGTGAAGAAAACTTATGAGGGCGTTAATCAGGATTTGGTCAGTGCTTTTGTGGATCAGGAATATAAGGCTTTTCCTTTCGGGGCGCATGACGACATGATGGACTGTTTGGCTCGGATTACCGACGAGAATATGGCCGTCTTTCCTACCAAGTATGACGAATTTAAATTAAAGCCCCTTTCCACCATCCTGATTGATTCTCTTTCCAAGAAGCAGCCGGACGAGGAATTTGGGGATTATGTCGCGTCGGAAGTGGACGCATACGAGAGAGCTATGGGATTCGGCCATAGGGAAATGGAGTTGATTTATGACCGGGTGTGAAATCTACGCCTTGATAGGTGCGGTGTTCGCTGGAGGTTTTATCTGGTTTGGCTTTCTCTTGGGACGCATGACGACTAAGCCCGTATCAGATAAACAGTTTGATGTAGGCAAGATGCCATTGACCGACCACGACCCTTATGAGGAAGCCCTTGAGAAACCGGAAGAAGTTATAAAGGACAGAGAATGAAAGTCATCTGTGAAATCTGCAACGAGTATATAGCCCAAGTGAACATCGAGAGCGTATCTGTGCCGATGGTGGGGAGTATGTTCAAGACCCCCGATGATTTCCACGGCTATGACCCGCCGTTTCTTCCAGGCACGACTTGGGAAGATATGAGATGCGGCTACTGCAACCAAAGACCCTTCACGGAGAGGGACGGTTTTCTGACGGATGAGGGGTATATCAAGATACAACCGAAGATTGTTGAGGCTTCAGTAATCCCCCCGTCTGTGCTGGAAGAGTTTGAAGTGAAGGTGGATAACGTCAAGGTTGAGTTAGAACAGCAGACGTTCACTTGCGAGGTCTGCGGGAAGGTCTGTAAAGGCAAGGGTGGATTCGGCGCACATATGAGGACTCATAAGGGGTAATTAATGGCTGACGAGAAAATATCATACGAAGTTCTACCGGCAGAGGGCGATAAGAATGTCGGCTTGAAGGTGTATTCTATTCTTGAAGCCATTATTGACGACAAGGAAAGCCGTGGTCTGATTAAGCGGTGGAACAGGAATTATGAGTTAAAGCGGGGGAAACACTGGCGCAACAAGACTAAACCCGGCGTCCCGTTAATTACCGCTAACCTTATCCACAAGCATAGACTTAATACAATAAATTCTCTCACAGACAACAGCCCTATTTTTAACGTAGCTAAGATAAACGATTCTGAAGAAATAGATCAGGAGCTTTACGAGAACTTACAGCGAACCGCCGAACACTGGTGGAATGAACAGGAACAGCAGGACATATTTGAATCGTCCGTGAATAACGGAGAGGATTACGGCATTGCCATTGAGAAGGTCATTTTTGATCCCGATCTTGAGGAGGGCGGCGAGGTTGAAACCATCGTTGTTGACCCATTTCATTTTGGTGTGTACCCCGTTAATTGGGCAAATCCCCGATATTTACAAAAAAGCCTTGCCGTCCTTCATTATTATCCTCTTTCACTGAATGAAGTCTGTAGGAGATGGCCAGAGAAAGCCTC